ATGAATTTCTACTCACACCCGGCACCAGCCCGGCGCCTGGCGTGGCTTACGGGGAAAACCGTGCCTCTCACAGACTCCGCCGCCCGCACCGCCAAGCCCAGGGAGAAGCTCTACCGCCTCTCAGACACCTTGGGCCTGAGCCTCGAAATCACCCCCACCAGCAGCAAGCTCTGGCGCTTCCGCTATCGTTTTGCTGGCAAGCCCAAAATGATCAGCCTCGGGGCCTACCCCACCGTCACCCTCGCAAAAGCGCGAGAACTGCGCGACGTTGCACGATCACAGGTTGCCGCTGGGATAGACCCTTCTCAACACAAACAAGCTGAGAAGCGCGCCAGAGAGGCCGAGGCGTATACCTTCGAGAAACTGGCTAACGAGTGGTATGCCTACAGCGCGCCACGCTGGGCAGAGGCGACGGCCTACAAAGCTCGCCTCTATCTGGACAACGACATCATTCCAGGCATTGGCAAGCGCTCCGTAACGGAGATCACCCGTCCAGATCTGGTAGATCTGGTACGCACCGTAGAAGCACGCGGAACCCTGAATGCCGCCGGCAAGATCCGGCAGTGGCTCAACCAGATATTCCGCTTTGGCCTGGCCAAGGGGGTGGCCGTCACCAACCCGGCCACAGACTTAGACGTGGTAGCCGCGCACGCGCCACGAGCGAAGCATCATCCCCATATCCCACTGAGTGAAATTCCCGAATTGCTGGAAAAGTTGGCTGGAGCCAGGTGCGACCAGACCACCAAGATTGCCATTCGCCTTTTACTGCTGACCGGTGTACGCCCCGGGGAACTACGTCAGGCTCCCTGGTCTGAGTTCGATCTTGATGCCGCTACCTGGACCATCCCAGCAGCCAGAATGAAGGCCAGGCGCCCGCACATCGTCCCCCTGCCAACCCAGGCCGTGGAACTGCTCCGTAACCTACAAGAAATCACCGGACGCTATGGCCTCGCTTTCGCTGGCAAGGCAAACCCTGGGCGCCCCATGTCCGAGAACACTGTCAACAAGGCCCTTCGCATCATGGGATACGAAGGTCGACAGACTGGACACGGCTTCCGCCACCTGCTCAGTACCGAGTTGAACAGCCGAGGCTATAACCGAGACTGGATCGAGAGACAGCTCGCCCATGGTGACGACAACGAGATTCGCGACACCTACAACCACGCCAGCTACTTGGAGCAGCGCCGTGCAATGATGCAATCCTGGGCCGACTCGGTAGATGCCCTGTACGCTGGCGGCAACGTTGTGAGCATAAAACGAGCATGAAAAAGGATATCCCAGTATTCAGCCTTGATTTACTACACCGCACAGGTTCATTTACAGATACAACGATCGGATACGCTCTTGCATACAGGTTTTGCAATGATGTTAAAAAGACAGGCAAGCCAAGCGACGAGGACTTGAAGGCGGTCGCCCATGCCTTGCGGGCAATTATAGAGATGCGCGGGAAAACAAATAGCGAAATCATGGATGAAGTGGCCGAACGACTAGGAACAAAAAAGAAACAGGGACAGGAACGAACAGCTGAAGGAACAAAATTCAGAAATGCGACCCTGGTTGCTCAATATCTGGTAGAAGTAGAGAAACACATCAATCAGGGAGTAAGCCGCAAGAAAGCAGAGATCGCAGCCAGAGTACCATTTTGCGAAAAACTTGGAATTGGCGACCGTAGATTCAGAGACATGATTCGGGAGCATCGAGAAATTGCCGAGGCTCTATTAAAAATACTTTAGATTTTTGGAATAGAAAAAAATAGATAATGCTTCCAATACCTTAATTTGGATAATGGGCTGTGAACTCACCATGAGGGCACACCCAAATGAACCCAACCCAGTCCACTCAAGGGCAATCTCTTATCCCACAGCCCGAACTGTGCAAGAAACTTGGCAAAACTCATTCCGGACTTGCCAAGCTGAGGAAGAAAGACCCCACTTTCCCCAAACCGATTAAGTTTAGTGACACTCGCCAAGCTGCCGCATATTACGTGCTCGCAGAAGTCGAAACTTGGCTAAATCACAAGATCGCCCAACGCGATGGGGAGGCTGTATGAACACCCCAGTGCATACTCAGCGCTTCATCCGCATCAAAGAGGTCCTCTCCATCACCTCGCTCAGCAAGTCCGACCTGTATCGCCGGATCGCAGCTGGAACCTTCCCTGCTCAAATCAATCTCGGTCCGATGACCGTCGTATGGGCCGAAGACGAGGTTCATGCCTGGGTGGGTTCGCGCATTGCCGAAGCTCGCGGGGTGGCCGCCTAATGAACAAAAAAAAGGCCGACCAACAGGCCAGCCCACAACGTTCTGAACGTAATACTATCACAGTCGCCAATGCTCCCACCAAGACCAGCAGGATCCTCGCTTACCTGGTCGCTGGCGGTTCTCTAAACCGCTTCGAAGCCGAGCGACTGGGCGATCACTGTCTGAACTCCACCATCAGCGCCTTGAAACACAACTGGGGGGTCGATTTCGATATCGTCCCCGAGCGTGTTCCGACCCGCTGGGGCAAAGGCTGCGACGTGAACCGCTACAGCATCCCCGAGTCGCAGCGGAAGCGGGCCCAGCGGGCCCTCTCGATAATGACCCTCAATCGGAGGGTTGCAGCATGACTCTTGCGATCCCTCCGACCTGGCTCTATAGTCTTCTCGCTGCCGCAAATTCGGCAGACGGGATTGGCGTCCCGGTAGCATTGGCGGACACACCGCCTCAGAGCGGTTTTTTTGTGTCCGCAGCATGGCAGCACCTCTATGGGTGGGGCCGTGTGGTGGCATCTTCGGATGCGCCGGTTCCAATGCCCGGTACGCCAACGCCGCACGGCTCCGCTCTCCCTGATTGGCGTCAGACGAGCGGAAAGTCATCCAGCATTGGAGATCTTTCCATGACCAAGCGTCGCATCCTCACCCTCAATCCGTCTAAAGCTCGCGCACGCTTCCATCGCGCCTGCGCAATTGCCGCCCTCCATAGCAATTCATCTCTCGCCGTTCGCCTACGCCGTTACAACGCAGCCATGAAGCAGGCTCGCGCACTGGAAACGCAGGAGGCGAGCCATGCGTAATCTCACTTTTGTTGCCGATAAGGTCGGAAATAACCTGAGTACCGCTAGCATTGCACTGGAGACAATCGCAAACCTGCTGGGCGCCGATGGCTGCGAGCACCATCTTCATGATCGCGAAGTAAGCGGCCTGCTTAACGCTGTAGCGGCCTTGTCTGCCTACATCTCGGGAGCTAGTTATGACCTGTGCTCCGCCGTGGAAGAAGAGCGGAATGGGGGTGCCCAATGAAGCGTGCAACCACTAAGAAAACGGACTTCGATGCGTTGACTGGTCTTAAAGATACGCCCCTGTTCTCTGTAAATAGCGGCGCGCCTATTCCAGAAGTGATCGAAAACGTGTCCTGCATGCTGGACATCGCCCGTTCCCTAACTCGCAAGGCCGAGGGCATGCCGCTTGAGGCCAACTGCGTGTACGCCATTGAGATGATCATTACCCAGGCGAAAGCTGCTGTAGATGCCGTCTGGGCAGGTCTCCAGGCAGAGCAAGCCGAACCCGGCAAGGAGTAAATCATGCGCTCCAAAAAACGGCGAATCATCGCCGACGGAATCGGCTTGCCTGTAGAAGCCCAGAAGGCGGACTAACCGTGGGCCGAAACCTGAGGAAGTCAAAGGGGCGTAACCCGTCCGGGACCTTCGCTGCCTTGCCGCACGCGGTAATGGATAGCGAAGACTTCCGGGCGCTTTCTGGTGGCGCGCTGAAGGTACTGCTGGGATTGCTTCGGCAGTACCGAGGCATGAACAACGGTGACCTCAGCGCCTCATTCACTCAAGCCAAGCAATGGGGTGTAAACAGCCGTACCACCCTCGCCAAGGCTCTGGATGAGCTTCAGGACCACGATCTGATCATTCGTACTCGAGAAGGCAAGTTCATCAAGCCAGGTGGCTGTTGTGCGCTTTACGCCATTACCTGGCGCCCTATCGATCCGTGCGAAGGGAAGATCGAGGTTTCGCCCACCACCACACCTCCCCGGAAATTCAGTCTCGAAAGAACAAAACACTCAGTCCAGAAAATGGACGCACTGCGTCCAAAAAATGGACTCATGGAGGTTGCCTAGGCCATGAAAAACACTCTCATCGGTCCAGAAAGTGGACGCATGGAAGCAGTTCACTTAGTCCATTTTCTGGACTCCTTCTTAGATATACCAGGCGCAGCCTGGGATTTAGATCTTCTGATCTACCTCTCCTACCGCTCAAAAATGCCCTCAAGAGTGCGCGCGGCCCCACGACGCAAAATTGCCGACCTCGGATTTTTGTCCGACCCAGCTATGAGCCAACTTCAGAGGTGGCCTGTTGTAATCCAGCGTGTGGAAATCACCACAGTGAGCCGTTTTCGGCACACTGGAACCAAACTGACACACAGGTGCGATTTGGATACGCGGGGGTGCCAATGATCTGCAACTGCCCTACCTGTGGCCAACCACTGCCCGAGGATCCAGTCGAGCGGCAGGCGGATGCAATTCGCGCCTGGTGTAACGACAACCAAGTGCCGATCTTACTTGGCGACTGTCTCCGCCGCTCTGACGTGGCCGTATATATGGGACGTAAGGAAAAGACATTAGCCAACTGGAAAGGATCGGACGGCCTTCAGCCATCCAGATATCTCAATGGACGTCCCTATTACGAAATTAGAGAAATCGCAGCGTATATAACTTCCCGTTAGTTCCCGAACCATCCCGAAACTACCTCGTTCAAATGGTCCAGGGAGAGGACCATATATCCAGAGTCGAATTATCTGGAGATAACAATGACCCAAGTATCCATCGCCCCGAAAGGGCAAACCTACGTGCGATCTTTGATCCTTCGCGCCATCGCCCCCTATGCGGATTTCGAAGGAATCAAGGAAAGCGCAATTGCTCGCTGGGGTAGCTACCAAGGCGAACAAGTAGCAAAGGCGGCCATCGCCCCCTTCATGCAGTCTGACATCGGTGACTATGCCGCCGTTGAGTTCTTTAACTTGGTGATGGAGCGTTCTCTGCTCGGTCGCCTGGCTGGGTTACGTCGCATCCCCTTCAACCGCAAAATGCTGAAGATCACTGCCGGCTCTCATGGCTATTGGGTAGCAGAAGGGAAGCCAATGCCGCTGAGCAAGCCGGCTCTGGTTGGCTCCTCGATCTCGCCACTGAAGGTATGCTCGGTGATCGTTGTCACCGACGAAGCAGTCCAAACTGGCGGTGCAATTGCTGAGGCAGGCTTGCAGAAAGATCTTGAGCGAGCAGTAGTAGACACCACCGACATTGCCCTGCTCGATCCTAACAATGCTGGTGTAGTTGACGAACGTCCTGCATCCCTTACTTACGGTGCCCCCTCTTCTGCTGCCACCTCAGATGCTGCTGCCGACATTGCCACGCTGGTAGAGATGTTTGGCGGGGATTTGGGCGCCTCCTATTTCGTCACCGACTCCACCACCGCAACCAATATGGCACTCCATCGCAACGCATCAGGCGATCTGGTGTTTCCGGATGTTGGTGCCCGTGGCGGATCAATTTTGGGCATCCCCCTGCTGATCTCGCGCGCCTCTCCGCGCGACTCCAATGGTGGGCAGCTCGCACTGATCGACCCGACAGGTATCGCCTATGGTGCAGACGGCCTGACTTTCGAAAACGCGGAACACGCCACCCTCGCCATGAGCGACACCCCGGAGTCTGAGCAGGAGCTTATCAGCCTGTGGCAATACAACCTGGTCTGCTACAAGTCGGTGATGTCTGCTAATTGGGAAGTCCAGAGGGAGGGTAGCGTGGCCCTGCTAACCGACGTGGCGTGGGGTGCGTGATGAACGAACGGCAAAAAGCCTATGCCGTGGTCACGCTCAAGGACCTGCAGCAGGATGAGCGCACGTTCAAGGGCATCGCCAGCACCCCAGAGACCGACCGTCACGGCGATATCGTGGTGAGCGCTGGCGCCCGGTTCAAGAACCCTGTACCGCTGCTTTGGATGCATGAGGCGGACAAGGCCATTGGCACGGTCGAGTTCGGCAAACCGACTGTCGACGGCATCCCGTTTACCGCGAGGATTCCCAAGGTCGATGAGCCGGGCGTGCTGAAGGACCTTGTCGACCTAGCCTGGCATTCGGTCAAGGCGAAGGTCGTGCGAGGGGTATCTATTGGGTTCAGGGTCTTGGAGGGGGGCTGTGAGTCTCTCGCCCAGGGGGGGAAGCGGTTCACCTCCTTCGAGCTCATGGAGCTGAGTCTGGTCAGCGTGCCGGCCAACCCAAGCGCAACGATCACTGAAATCAAATCCATCGGAAACCGCATCCAGGATCCCACCAAACTGGCATTCGCAGACCGCGCGCAGGCGCTGATTAAGCGGATCACCGAGGCCGCTCGCGAGGCCGCGAAAGGCGGCGTGAAGGAAGCATATGGGGTGGCCGGTGTCGGGATACTCACCGCCCACCTGATCAAAGCCCTGGAGCGCATCGAGCGTCTGGAGGGCGATATCAAGGTCCTGACCGAATTATTGGCCAATGTGGAGTCCAGCCGATGAGCACCAATCACCAGTGCAACGCAGTCATCGATGCCATAGGCGAGATCATCGGCAAGAACGCCGATTGGCTCGATGGTCGTCTTTTCCAGAAGCTCGCCATGATCGCCGCTCGGGCGAACTACGAAGATGAAGAACTGGACGACTATGGCACGTTCGATGACTTCCTAAAGGCTTTCGAAACGTCCTCAACCGCCATCCAGGCAGAGACAGCCGACGGCAGCAACGACCAGCATAAGCCCGAGGAACTTCCCCCTTTAGACCTCATAGGACTCGTGAAATCTCTTCCTCAAAGCCACTGGGACCGAATCGCGCAGCAGCCAATGAACCCCGTTTTAGCTCAGCGTCTCTCCGCACTGCGGAACGAAATGGGAGATGTGCGCGTGCTAAGAAACGAGCCGGACAGGCTGCTCATCCTTGTGGAAAACGGCAAACCAGAACCTTTCCTCATGGCACTTCTTGCGAAAAATCTGGAGACCAAACAATGACCAAGGCAGCAGACGAAAACGAAATCCTCGACAGCCTCGGCCGGATCATCGGCACTCATGCCGATTGGCTGGATGGCCGCACTTTCCAGCGTCTCTGCCAGCAGGCAGCCCACGCGTACTTCGAAGAGCAGGATCTGGATAGTCTAGGTACCTTTGACGATCTACAGGAAAGCGCCGCCCTACTCGACCAAGCCATGAACCTTTGGCCCAAAGCCAAGCAGTGATCTTCCGGAGGACAAAAAATGACCACATATCACACCAGGAACCCTCTTGGCTCGAAGGATCCAAGGGATCTGTACGATAACGCCGAGAACTACGATACGGCTATGAATGATCGAACCAATGAGCAATGGACTGACCGCTTCGACGTACATCGGCCAACTTGGTTTGGTATCGAGGAGAGGGTCTCTAGATTCCTTGCGAACTCTGGTTTTGAGCTTCCACCCTTGACATATATCGACGGTTCTCCGCTGCAAGTAGACCGCGCGACTCAATTAATTGAACGTGGCGAGAACCTATATAGCATCAAGCTTCCAGCAAGCTTCCCAATAGTCCTTAGCGGTACGTGGGGAGAGGACGAGCCATTCTTGATTGCAAGAGTTGATCAGGCGCTTAGGCAGGAGCTGGCGGTCACTGGCGGCGCCGGGATAGTTGGGTTTGATCCGGGCGAAACGTACAGTTCTGGGACCGTTGGAGAGAACCTAAAAAGCTTGCAGGCCCTGAGGAAAATAGTGGTAACTGATTATGGCGCGGTAGGTGACGGAGTAACCGATGATACAACTGCTATCCAAGCGGCGATTGCCGCAGCTGGTATCGGTTCAGATGTAGAGTTTCCCAATGGAACCTACCTAATCACGGATACATTGGTTCAGCTTCAAAGCCAACGTTGGCTAGGACGTGGAGGTCAGAGAGGCACCACCATTAAAAAAGGCGCAAATATCGATATGGTGTTGGTGGGATCGCTCGGAACCATCCTAGATATAAATTTGGAAGGAAATGGGGCGAACTTTTCCGGCAAGGGGTTCCGCATCCCCGCAGGATTCAGCCAGACAATTGAGCGCTGCCGCGCTGTGAACATGGGCGGCGAACCATTGTACTTCGACAACAATGCCGGAGGTGGTGCGAATGTTAGTACATTTGAAGGCTATCCCACGGATACAACTACATACGCCGGCATAGCAATCGCAGGAGATACCGGCCCGCACCCACGTTTTTTCCGAGGGATTTGGCTCAGCGGTGCTAATTTTGCACTTGGCCCTGGCGCAGGAAACGGAGGATCAATGACGGGGTTCTATATCCGTGACCTTCGTTATGACGCCACGTCAACCCTGTTCCATATCTCCAATGGGCGATGCGCGACGCTCGGAGAAACAACTACGCTGCGCGGCTTCGATCATACCCTCGATGGTGTCGCGTTTGCCGGACCGGTCGCACTTGAGAGTGCTCAGGGGATCAATATCGGTTCATCGTGCACTGTTCCAAGTTTGATCGAGAACCCAACGAACTGCCAGTACAATTCAGTTCATGTTCAACGACGAACTTACACACCAACATGGTCGCAGACCAGTGCCACGCCCGCCATTGGCAATGGAACACTTAAAGGAAACTTCATGCGAACAGGGCGTGGCTGCGATGTCCAAATCGAATTCGTAGCGGGATCAACAACAAATTTTGGAGATAGCGCTTCAGCATGGCGATTTTCTTTGCCATTCCCAGGACATCTCTCTTTCGACGAGAGAGAATTCCCAGTGCGAATCTATGACTCAAGCACTGGCACGGACTTTACGGGATGGGCATCCATTGGCGCTGGCCTTGACTATATAACTATCTCTATAGGATCTCAGCAAATAAGAGCAGGAACTCCTATGGGGTGGGCAAGCGGTGACATGCTGCGTGCTTACTTTAATTACATGGTCAGGTGATGTCAGGAGAAAAACCGCAAGGTGTACGCATATGAGAAAATCAGAATGGGTCGAATAACCACTATAAAGCCGCGGATACAAATGCTTCAGCTTAATCGCATCCCATCACTACCATCTATCTCTGATCGGCGCATCACAGGCAGAAAGCTTCAGGATAGGAGGCTCAGAGTGTGGTCATATAACCCATGCTGCGCAATGTGCGGAAAGTTATGTGACTTTCCAAGAGGCTTTGAACTTGATCACAAGGTGCCTCTCTTTATAGGAGGAGAGGATACGGAGGAAAACTGTCAGGTGCTTTGCTCAGGACCAGACGGGTGTCACGCGAAGAAGACCAATGCGGACCTTGGAAGGCGCTCAAAGCTACGGGTTGGGATAGATGGATGGCCAGCAGCGGATGAGCTAGCAGAGAAGCCTTGAGGTATGTACCTGGAAACCGCAGCCGACGATTTCTCTTCATTAATCGGAAGAGTTTTTCCTAAAAATCAGGAGACGCCAGAGGGGGGGGAGGTGAAAAATCCACCGCCCTTCTAGGCGGAAACCGCGCCCGAACTCACGGAGAGATTAAATCTCCCAATCCAAACTGATATACCGGACATATACCATGCCCATGACCAAGCAGAAGCGCGCCTATGTAGAAGGTCGCCTGGCAGGCATGGGGCAGAAGGAAGCCGCACTAGCTGCCGGATGCTCAGAAAAATATGCGAAACAACGCGGCTACCAGTTGGAAAAAGACCCTGATGTCCTAGCGGCAATGGGTAGAGCATCGGCCGCTCAGAGTTCTTTAGATACACAGGAACCCCTCGGCGACCCGGATACATATATCCCGGCTCCTGTTGAGGATCCCGTGCAGTTCTTCAAGAACGTCACAAATGATCTAAACGCAGATCCGAAGCTTCGACTGGATGCGGCCAAGGCCTGGGCGCAGTTCACCGTTGCCAAGCCTGGAGAGAAGGGCAAGAAGGAAGAGCGCCAGGAGAAGGCCGCTTGGAACCCTTGTGGCACTAGGGCTCAACCATTTGCTGAATTGATTTGAACTCGTTTGAATTTGTTAACTTTTGCAGGACCAGTCAGGTTTGCCACAGCTTGGGTCCCGGAGAGGGGTCGAACCTGCCGACTTGCCCCCATGCAAGATGTCACTCGCACAAATGTGAGTAGATTTGTGAGTAGATCGCAGCTAATTAACAGCGAAAGCATTGCAGTACGCTGCCCGCATGGAAAAGTTCGATTCCGTCCCTGGCACCATGAATACTACGAAAAGGCTCACCTCCGGGTGGGCCTTTTTGCTTTCCGCCGTTCGCCTAGACGTGCTGCCCGCCGTTGACGTGGATTTCCGCGCCATTCACGTAGGATGCGCCGCTGGTGCAGAGGAAGTAGATCAGCGAAGCGATCTCCTCCGGCCGGCCGAGGCGGTGCAGCGGGATGCTGCGCTCGACGATCTCCTCGGTGCCCGGCGACAGGATCGAGGTGTCGATCTCCCCCGGCGCGATGGCGTTCACCCGCACCCCATGCGGGCCGAAGTCGTGGGCCATCTCGCGGGTCAGCGCGGACAACGCCGCCTTGGAAGTGGCGTAGGCCACCCCGGCGAACGGATGCACCTTCGAGCCGGCGATGGAGGTCACGTTGATCACCGTTCCCTGCGCCGCCTTCAGCTCGGCGAACAGTCCGCGCGCCAGCAGCGCGGTGGAGAACAGGTTGACGTTGAACACCCGCAGCCAGGTGGCGTAGTCGGTTTCCAGCACACCGAGGCGCTCGCCGCCTTCGCCCTTGGGCGAGATGCCGGCATTGTCCACCAGCGCGTGGAGCCGGCCGTCGCCAAGCTTCTCGCGGATCAGTTCCAGGCTGGCCTCGACGCCGGGAATGTCCTCCAGGTCCAGATGGATGTGGTTTTCCTCGCCGTCCGCCCAGGGACATTCGCTGGCCCAGCTCTGCCGCGACGCGGTGAACACCCGCCAACCCGCGGCATTGAAGTACTTCACCGTGGCATGCCCGATACCGCGGCTCGCCCCGGTCAGCAACAGGGTCTTTCTCTCCGCCAT